CCGTTGCCGTTCTCATCGAGGAACTCGTCCTCGACCGAGATCGCGCATCGCGGATCCATCGGGTCGTCACTAGTGCGCTTGAATCTCATCTCCCTACCTCTCGGTCTGTGCTTCGAACCTCCGTTGCCTTCCTCTCACGGAGCCTGCGCACGGCGGGCAAGACAACCTGCAGGTACCAGCGCACGAGCGCGGCTTTCTCTTCGTTCGTCATCGTCGTCTCCTGGTCCCGTCGCCTCGAGTTGAACGAGGAGCGCGTTCGCGCTGCGCCTGCCGGCGAGAAGTGAGTCAGTTTCGCGTCGTGACTCAGGACGTTCGCGGCTCGGGGGGGCCAGCCGCGAAGGGGGTCAGAACGGAATGTCGTCGGTGCCGGTGGACTTGCTCGTCGTGTTCGACGGCACCGCGCCGGCCTTCGCCTTCAGCGCCATCGCGAGGCCGCGGAACTTCTGACCGAACGCAGCGGCCTGCGCGACGTCCATGGCGTCACCCGCGAACTTCGGTTTCCCGCCTGCGCGGTTCACCCACTGCACCTTCGGGTAGGACTTGCCCTGCTTGTCGGGATCGTCGCCGGTGTACGGCTCCATCTCGACGACGATCTCCACCTCGTTGTCGCAAAGCCCATTCGGGTTGCGAGGCAGCTCGCTGATGTCGTCGCCGCGCCAACCGCAGTACTGCAGCGACTGGAGCACACGCTCGGCGGTGTTCGCGGTCATCCAGCCCTCCCACTTGATGAGCTGGCCCGCGAACTCGCCCTCGGTGACCTTGAAGTAGAGGCCGACGAACGGCGTCCCCTTCGTCCTCGACTGACCGAGCGTCACCTCGTCCGTCGCCTTCGCCTTGTACGTTCCTGCCTTGTTGATCATCTCTGTCTCCTTGTTCAGGCTGCCTTCTCAGCCAGAATCGTTTGCACGCGCTCGGTCAGAGCACGCAGTGTTTCGGGGGTCTCGCCGCGCTCCGCGAGGTAGGCCTTGGCTTTCGCCTGCACGTCCGGATTTGCCTTCGCGAGCAGGTCACCCAGCTTCGTCTTGAGGACGTCGACGGGAACCGGCTGCGCGGCAGCCTCGAACGTCTTCCAGTCGAGATCGATCACGTCGGGAAGACCGAAGCGGTTCTTGGCGACGTAGCCGGTGCCGCGCTGGGTGCGGAGGATGCGACGGCCGCTTACGATCGCGCGGGCTTTCTGGCCGTCCTTCTCGAGCAGCGCCTGATCGAACTGCGCGAACAGCACGGCGTCGCACCACTCGTTCGTCAGCGCCCAGACCTTGTCTTGCAGCTTCGGACGGTACATCTCGAACGAGCCGAGCTCGGGATCGGCGAACGCCTTCCGGTGCTCGTGCGCGATGAGGACGATGTTCATCCCGCGCTTGTCGCGAAGGAATTCGAGCGCCTTCAGGAAGAGGCGCCACTCCTGCGTGAGCAGCGCGTATCCCGCGCCCCACGAGAAGTCCGCCAGCGTGGGCTTGCCGCCCTTCTGGCAAACGTACTGGACGGCCAGAACCTCGAGTGCGTCGAGGGTGTCGACGACGAGCGTCTTGAAACCGTGGTCGGTGTTCGCGAGCTCGCGCAGGTCTCCGACGAAGCTCTCCCAGGATTCGGGAGCGGGAAGCTTGGCGACGTCGAGGCCGTCCGCGCCGCGCTCGAGACAGCAGACAAGGGGGTTTGGTGCGCTCGCGCCGAACGTGGTTTTCCCCACGCCAGGCACGCCGTAAACGCATGCGGTGATCGGCTTACGCTGCCGGCCGCTCTGGATCTTGTCGAGTAGTCCCATCGGTCTTTCCTCTCTCTCTGGTCATGTAGAGAATCTCGTCGTCGACGCTGGCTTCCCCCACGCAGACGGGAAGGAAGTCGCAAGCGCGACCGAACTGGCGGCAGCGATCTGGATTGCGCGGCCATCGGCCAAGGCGCTCGGCGTCGCTCAGGATGCAGGCGTAGTCCCAGAGGTCTTGCTGGTATGCGCGGGCCTCCGACTCGAGGCGCACGACCTCCTGGCGCTGGTAGTAGTAGTCGGGCCGGCCCTGGATATCGCGCGCGCAGCGCTCGCCGAAGGCCTCGGGCGTCTCCGTCTTGCCGAGCTTCAGCGCGGGCTTTCGCGCGACGTCGTAGAGGATGCCCTCGATCTCAAACCCCGCCTGACGAGCTCCCAGGTCGTAGAGCGAAACCTGCGGATCGAGCGTGACGATGCGCTGCCAGTAGGGCGAGCCCGGGTTGATGTCCTCGCTCGACGTCTTCGACTCGAGTCCGAGAAGGCGACCACCGACGCGGACGATGCCGTCCAGAACGCCGTTGAACTGGTACTCCGGATGCGCCTCACCCGTCTCGGGGTGGAGGATCGGAACGTCGAACGAGACCTGCGTCGCTACGGTCTCGACAGGATGCTCGGCCCACATCGTGGTGTAACCGGTAAGCATGGCTCGGGCCGTCTCGCGCTGGACGGCGTTCGGATGCTGAGCGAGAACGCCATCCCCGCGCACGAGGCGGTCGAACGGATTCTTGCCGTGGTGCCAGGCGGTCAGTGCCTTGTCCCAGATCGACCCGAAGGACAGCGCGGGCGCGATCGAGCGCGGCTTTCGGAGCTGGATGTAGCTGTGCCGGTACTGCCGAAGGCAGTTGCGAACGAGCACGAGCCCGGAGTGGCTGATGGTCTTCATCCAGTGATCCCCCCGCGAGCCATCGCGGCTTCGCGATCGGCCAGCTGCGCCCGCAGCGCGTGAACCTCGTCTAGCGCGTCGTCGAGCTGCGCCCCGAGCCGCTTGATGATTCGCTCCTTCTCGACAAGCTCTCGGTCCTGCGCGATGAAGATGCGAAGCGCTTCACTGAGCGCGTCTTCAGCCGTCTTCCTCTCGTTCATGCTCCACCTCGAACGTTTGTGATCACGTCGCTCACGCCGCCCTCCGCAGATCGCGGATGCGCCCGCGGTAGTAGTTCACGCGATCGATGCACGCGCTGACGCGGTGGTCGTTCGGGAAGCCCTCACGCTGGTAGGACTTCGCGACCTTGATCACGAGCTTCGCCGCCATGCGGCAGGTCTCGATCAAGCGCTCGCGTCGGCAGCGCTCGATCAGATCGGCACACTCTTCCGAGCACGGGAGCGCATCTTCGTGGCCCGTGCAGACGGGGCATTCGTGGGGGTATGGGTCATCGCCTTCCGGCGCTGTCGCCTTCCAGTTGTCGTAGCTCATTGACGCTTGCTTCCTTTCTTGAGGCTTACGCGGCGAGAGATCGTCGATCCGCAGGCAACGCAGTTGCGCAGCTCGAGCACCAGGCCGTCGTCGAAGTCCATGACGCCGACGTAAGCGAGCCCGACCCACTCGGACTCCCGCCGGTACGTTGCGCCGCAGGAGCAGCGCGAGATCCACTCCGGCGCGCGCTTCTCCGCAGAGGCTCCATGTCGGAGCACGAACGGGCCGAGCAGGAAGTGCACGACGTTGGAGATCGTTTGCCGCTGACGCAGGCGGACCGCGCGCTCGGCCTCCAGTCGCGTCTTCCAGACACCCACCACCGAGTGGTCGCAGAGCACCAACCAGATGCGCTGGAAGCCGTGAGTCCCCGCAGCAGCCATGACCGGAAGATACTTCCGAACGCCAATATTGTCAAACGCCAATAGTGCAGACAAAGAAAAACCCGGCTGAGGACACCGGGTTACATGCGAAAAAAAGTCTAGGCGCTCGTGCGTCTGCGCAGTGGGCGCATGGGCTCGTCGGGGGCCGACTCCTTTGCTTCCTGAATCGCGGCTTGCTTCTTCACGAGCTGGCGTTTCGTTCGCTCGATGCTGCTCTGTCTGCGGGAGATCTCCTCAGGTCGCGGGACGCCTGCGCGGTCTAGGACGAGGGCTGACGCGTGAAACGCGAGCGCCCAGTCCATGGCGGTCATCTCCTTGGACTTCTCCTTGAGGCGCTCCCACGTCTCCTGGAGCGCGTCTTCGCGACACCCAGAAAGCCGCGCTAAGCGCATGGCTTCCTCTGCCGGCGTGGGTTCCTCGCGCCCGTCTCGGCGCATCGGACCGCGGCCAAGCACAAGCCATTCGAATTGCACGTGCAGCACGTCCGCGAGCGCGCGCATCTTGTCGACGTCGAGCGTCGACGTCCCCCGCTCGCCGTGCATGAGCCGAGTGAGCTGGCCCTGGGACCGCCAGACCTGACGCTCGACCGACGTCTGCGTTCGTCCCTCGGCCTCGAGCGCCGCGACGATTCGCTCACCCAAAGGTGACAGCTTTCGCTCTCTTGACGCTCTCATACTGACAAAAGGTAGCGCACTATTGGCAGTCGGCATAGCTTGCCGCTTGCCAATATTGCCGTTTGGAAGTAGTATATCCTTCATGGTCGCGACCCAACGACGTAGGCAGGACGTCGGAGAGGCGGCTTCGGCCGCCCTTCCCGTCCTCTGGAAGGAACTCGACAAGCGCGAGTGGACGCACGCGAAGCTCGCTGCCGAGCTCGAGGAAGACCCCGGGAAGATCTCCAAGCTGCTGTACGGGGACCGGCGCCCCGGACGAAAGCTTGCGGCGAAGCTGCTCGAACGATTTTCGATCGCGCTCGCCCTCTGGGAAGAGCCCGTGCCGAAGAACTGGCAGCCGTGGAAGCGAGCGGCATGAGCGCCACCATGAACGGTCGCGCTCACCTCGCCAAGATGAACACGCGCCGATTTCCGATCTCGACGTGTGCCACGACCCGCACAGACGTTCACCTGATTGTGCCATCCAAGGCGTTCAGGTGCAGAGTGCAACCATTTAATTCTCCTTCGTTTGTGGAGGTGTGTCGTGAAGAACGGTTTTGATCTGATCGCGGAGCTCCTGCTCGAGGCCCTTCAATGTCCCGACCCAAACGAGTCCTCGGATACGCCCGCGTCTCCTCAGCCGAGCAAGCCCTTGGCACGAGCCTCCACGACCAACAGGAAGCGATCACCGCGTACGCGAAAGCCCGCGGCTTAGCCGTCACTCGGATGTACGTCGAGGCCGAGAGCGCGATCCACGAGAAGTTCGAACGCCGCGAGCAGATGCAATCGCTCATGCGCGACGTGCGCTCGGGCGATCTCGTACTCTGCGACAAGCTCGATCGCTGGAGCCGCGATCCGGCCTTCACCCACACGAGCGTCAAGAAGCTGCTCGAGATGGGCGCGAGCTTCTACTCGGTGTCGGAGCGCTGCGACCCGAGCACGCCCGAAGGCGACACGATGCTCGGCTTTCGTGTCCTTTTTGCCCGCGAGGAGCACAAGCGGATCAAAGAGCGCATGGTGGGCACGCGCAACCTGCTTCGCGCGCGCGGGTACTACGTCGAGGGGACGCCTCCCTACGGCTACCGCCGCGCTCTTCCGCCGGGGACCAAGAGCCTCGAGAAGAACATCCTCATTATCGAGCCAGAGGAGGCCGAACAGGTGCGGAAGATGTTCCGGATGGTGATCGCCGGCAAGAGCCTCCACCAGGTGTCGGACTCTCTCGGGCTCAGCATCAAGCGAGTCTGGAGCTCGATCCATTGTCGCTCCTACCTCGGTGAGGTGAAGACGAAGGCCGGCTGGATCAAGGGGCACCATAAGCCAATCGTCGATGCGGACGTGTTCGCGCGGGCGAACGAAATCGTCGTCAACCGACGTTACGGAGGCCCTCGTCCGCCGGGACGTCCTGCACGTACAGACCCTTGGATCCTGCGCGATGTCGCCATTTGCGCCCACTGTGGCGGACGAATGGGCGCCGCATATGGAACGCGCGAGACCGATCACTACTACAAGTGCCGCGCCTCCTGTCAGGCTCGCGGACCTCAGGCCAATACTGGTGCGTTCGTGCGGGTGGACTACATCGAGCCGCTCTTCGCGCCGATGGTCGTCACGCGGCTCGCGGAGCTTCGAGACGAGATCTCGAAGGAGCCCGAGATGACGTCTGCAAAGCCGTCGAACCTTGATGAGCGGCGCAAGAAGCTTCAGCGGAAGCGAGAGCGTCACCTCGAGGCTCACGCCGACGATCTCATGACGCGAGACGAACTCCGAGCGGCGCTCGCGAAGGTCGACGCGGAGATGCTCAAGCTTGCGGCCGAAGAGGCCCGGCGACCCAAACCGCTCAATCCAGAGACGCGGCGGGAGCACCTGCGGGAGATCAAGCGTCTTGAGAAGGCTTGGCGCTGTGCGCCGCCGAAGATCCGACGCCAGCTCGTCAACCTGCTCTGTGAGCGGGTGAAGATCGCCAACCACCAGCCCCCGATCCCTGTCTGGAAGTCGATCGAGGCTATTTCCGCGGGAGTTTACGAGTGAACACTTTGTTTCCTGACACTTGTTCTGAGGAACAACCTGTTTTGCCAACGTGGCTGGAGGAGGCTCGTTCGCATCTGCGTGAGCATTACCCGCACGACGGCTTGAGCGAGTCGTGTCTGTGGGCGCTCTTCGCCGCCGGCTTCGGCATCGTCGACACGCCCGAGATCTGACCTTCTGCCCGCCCTGGCCTCGAGCCTCGGCGGGTCTTTTTTTCGGCCTTCGTACTGAACGCCCGTGGAATGGCGTTCGTTCAGGCAAGTACCCGTAACCGCGACAGTTAATGACACGCAGAGGTGATCGAATGCAACAGCGAAAACGCGCCACGGCGCCGCGAGAGGATTGGAAGGGGCAGCTCGCGATGGATCATCTCCCCGCGCGTGTGCTCGTCGAGAAGGAAGGCGCGCTGCAGAAGCGCACGATGATCGCGCTCGCGACGGCCGGCGCGCTCGTGCTGCGCAACAACGTGGGCGCAATCAGAAAGGGCCAGCGATTCATTCGCTACGGCCTCGGCAAGGGAAGCTCCGATCTCCTCTGCTTCACGCCGAACGGTCGCCCGTTCTTCGTCGAGATCAAGCGCGCAAAGTTCGGCCTGATCTCGGAAGAGCAGAAGTCGTTCATCGACATGATGGCCCGCTGGAAGGTGCCTGCGCGCGTCGTGCTCTCTGTGGAGGACGCGCTCGCTTTTTACGCCGAGGTTCGGGGGGCATGATGGCTGTCGCAACGAATCGCGTTTCCTCCATGCTCGAGGCTGCGCTCTGGTGGGCCGCGCAGGGCATGCCGGTCTTTCCTGTCTTCGAGATGGTCGAAGGGAAGTGCGCCTGCGGGCCGACTGATGCCTGCGTGCAAGCCGAGACTGCAGGGAAGCATCCGCGCATCGCTCGGAATCTGATTCTTGCGACGGTCGAGGAGAAGCAGATCCGTGAATGGTGGGCTCGGTGGCCGAACGCGAACATCGGCATCGCGACCGGCAACGATCTCCCTGGCGGCGGGTACCTGCTCGTCGTCGACGTCGACCCTCGGCACGACGGGGACATGAACCTCGCGCTGCTTGAGCAGAAGCACGGCACGCTCCCCGAGACCGCGCGCAACGTCACCGGCGGCGGAGGGCAGCACATCTTCCTCCGCTCGGGCGGGCGCGTGAAGAGCCGCTCGAACTCGCTCGGCCCTGGCGTCGACGTGAAGTGCATGGGCGGCTACGTGCTCGCGCCGCCGAGCATCCATGCTTCCGGGCGTCGGTACATGCGCGACGCTGGTGCGGACATCAGCGACACGCCCATTGCCGATGCCCCGAGCTGGCTCGTCGTGCTTGCCGACCCTCCCGAGGTGAAACCGCGCGCCGAGGTTGGCGCAGCCGACGCCTTCATCGAGGGCGGGCGCCACGATGCCATGGTGAGCCTGGCGGGCGTCATGCGCCGGCGTGGGCTCTCGGGCGCCGAGATGCTGCCAACGATGAAGGCCGTGAACGAGACGCGCTGCAAGCCGCCGCTCGACGAGCATGAGCTCAAGAAGATCGCCTACTCGGCGAAGTGGGACCCGCAGGAGCCCATCAAGGGGCAGGACCCGTGGAACCTGATGAGCACCGAGCAAATCTTCGCCGAGCTGCCGCCGTACCCTTGGCTGGTCCAAGGCCTTCACCTCGCGCCGGGACGCATCACGCTGCTGAACGGCTACGCCGACGTCGGGAAGACCGTCATCGCGATGACCGTTGCGCTGGCGGTGGCGAGTGGGACCCCGGTGTGGGGCGTCTTCAAGCCTGCGCGAGCCGGAAGGGTGCTGCACCTCAACGGAGAGCTTGGGAGCTACATCGCGAGGGAGCGCTACCAGCGCCTGGCTCGGGGCTCGGCCATCGACGGTGCGGCGCTCGTCGCCTCCGGCAATTTGGTGCTCTCGAACTACCCAGAGACGCGTCTCGACGACAAGGATTTCGAGGAGAAGCTCGCGCAGGTATGTGAGGGGTTCGCGCTCGTCGTCATCGACTCGCTGCGTGCGTTCTCGGGCGCCCTCGACGAGAACGCGAAGGAGATCGGCGTCGCGCTCTTCAAGCTGGCGCGGGTGAGCAACCGAACCGGTGCGACGATCGTGGTGCTCCATCACAACCGCAAGCCGTCGAAGGACGACATCGGCGGAGCGAAGATGGCGATCTCCGGCTCGAGCTCGATCCTTGGCGGCGCCGAATGCGCGTTCGTCATGACCTCGACGGAGAAGGGCGGCCCGATTCTCGTTCAGCACGAGCGCTCGCCGATCGGACGCCCCCTCGCCGACTTTGGACTTCAGATCGAGGACATCGCCTTCGACGGCAACCCGCGTTGGGGCCTTCGAGTGGTGCACATGGAGGGCGAGCAGATGGAGCAGGCCGCCGAGAGCGCCCAGAAGGCGAAGGAACAGGCCACCATCGAACGGGCGAGCTCGGCCATCGTCGAGGTGCTTCGGCGCTCGGCGGGCGTGTTCCGCGGCAGCAGCGAGGCGTTCCGGGCAACGTGCGCGGTTCGTCGAAACGACTTCGTCGCCGCTCTCGCCGATCTCGTCAACCGAGGCGTCGTGAACCAGGAAGGCACCTACCACAAGCCGGAGTGGCACCTTGCGGGCTAATCCGTACCGGGTACGGATGCGGTCTGGATCCGGTACGCATTGGGTGTGGACCCCCATCATCCGTACCCCCCCTCTTAGGGGGTACGGATATGGATACACCCCGCACGCGGGCGGGAACGGATACGGAAGGGATGAGGCGCATGGGCGATTCGATGCTGCGGGAGAAGGGGCTTTGGTGTTGCGAATCTCCGTACGGACACGGAGTCTCGTCTCTCCGGAAGGACGGAGCGCCGAGGAAGCGAAACGCCTATCGAGCCGAGTGCTGGTTCTGCGGCAGACCGTTAGAGCCCGGACAGGGATGCGTCGAGCGATCGAGCGACGGGGCTTGGAACGTATTCTGCGTGAAGGGTCTGCCAGGCCGCAGGACCTAGCCAGACAAGCCGGCGGTGTGGGGGATCGAGATCAGGGTTCGGGGAGGCCGCAAGGACAGTCATGGCGGAATTCGCTAATCTGGAGGGATGCGGATGTGGCACCTGGTGATCCTGCTGACTGCGTGTGGTGGCGGCTCGGTTCGTGAATCGCAACTTCCGAGCGGCGAGAAGGTCTTCATTGCCGACTGCGACGGCGACGGTGCGAAATGCGCGGCGCTTGCCCGCGAGCATTGCCCCGACAGCTTCGGGACCATCGAGGAGACCCAGGCCACGACCGGACCGCACCACCTGACCTTCCGATGTCAGCGAGATGCGCCCCCGCCGGCGCCCGAGGCACCGAGCACCGGCCCGTCCGTCGGCGAAGTCATCGGAGCGGGCATCGCAGGCGGCCTCAAGGGCTTCAGCGAGGGTATGAACAGCGGCGGCACCTGCAGCACGCGTTCGGATTGCTACAACAAGCAGGTCTGCTTGATCCCGAAGGGCCAGACCCGAGGGACGTGCACCGAGGTCAAGTGAACGAGACGCGGATCACACGCGCGCGCACGGGGCGTGAGACCGGCCAGGCGGACGCTGGCGTGAAGCGGTGCGCCCAGCTCATGACCGACGGGGCCTGGGAGACGGGCGCGAGTGCCGCGCTGGTCGCCGCCGAGTTCGGCGTGTCCGTGCGCACCGTTGAGACTTGGGCATCGATGGCGTCGCGCGCAATCCGAATGGCGATCGGCGACGGCGAGGAGCTCCGCGCGCGGCTCGCGATGATGCTCGAGCGCCACGAGCGCGTGGCGATGAGCCGGACGGCCGTGAGCATGGGCGGCGTGGAGTACGCCAATCCCGACGTGAAGGCTGCGACGAACGCCGTCAAGACGATGGCGGAGCTGATGGGCCTCATGGTCCAGAAGCATGAGCACGCACACGTGGTCGCGAGCTACGAGGCCATGCCTTCCGCCGACAAAGCGAAGTGGCTGCGCTCGAAAGCGGCCGAACTGCTCGAGGAAGCCGACCGGCTCGATGGTGTCGTGCGCGTCCAGGCGGACGCGAGCGACGATGCCTGAACGCTGCCACCCTTCTCGAGGTTGATGCGGTTCTGTCGCGTCGGCGCGCGACGAGCTACGTCCCGCATAAGCCACACCCCAAGCAGGCCGAGTTTCTTGCGCTGACCTGTCGTGAGGCGCTCTACGGCGGCGCGGCCGGCGGCGGCAAGAGCGACGCGCTTCTCATGGCGGCGCTGCAGCACGTCAATGTGCCCGGCTACACGGCGCTCATCCTGCGCAGGACGTTCGCCGACCTCGCTCTGCCCGATGCGATCATGGCGCGCGCGCAAGAGTGGCTAGCGGGCTCCGATGCGGTGTGGAACGAGCAGAAGCGCAGGTTCGTCTTTCCATCCGGCGCGATCCTGCAGTTCGGCTACCTCGACACCGAGAAGGACAAATACCGATATCAGGGCGGCGCTTACCAGTTCATCGCGTTCGACGAGCTCACGCAGTTCCCGGAGGCCTGGTACCGCTACCTATTCTCTCGTCTGCGCCGGCTGAAGGGGGTCGACATTCCGGTGCGCGTGCGCGCAGCGACGAACCCCGGCGGCGTCGGTCATGAATGGGTGCGCCGTCGCTTCCTGGCGAAGCCTGATTCTCAGCGGCCGTTCATCTCGGCGAAGCTCGACGACAACCCGAGCCTCGACGCGGTCGAGTACCGGGAGGCGCTCGGCGTGCTCGACGAGACGACGCGTCGGCAGCTCGAGGAAGGCCTGTGGGTGCGTGATGCCGAGGGCCTCGTGTACCGCTTCAGCGAGAAGCGAAACGTCATCGCGAAGGCGCCGGAGTGCCAGCGGTATGTGCTCGGCATCGACTACGGCGCGCGTTCGCCAACAGCGTTCGTCGTCGTCGGCTGGCGCTATGGCGACCCAACTGCGTACGTGCTCAAGGCCTACAAGCGAAAGGACATGTCGCCTAGCGACGCGGCTATCGAGACGCGGAAGCTCAAGGAGCAGTACCCGTTCACGCGCATCATCGGCGACACGGGCGGCCTCGGTGCCGGCTATGAGCTCGAGGCGCAGCGCCGATTCAAGCTGCCCATCGAGGCCGCTCAGAAGCAGGACAAGCTGGGCTACATCAAGCTCCTAAACGGCGAACTCGAACGCTCGCGGATCAAGGTCGTCGAGTCCGAATGCGCGCCGCTGATCACCGAGTGGCTCGAGCTCCCGTGGCATGAGGACCGCGAGAAGGAAGCCTCGGGCTTCGACAATCACTGCGCGGACGCGTGCCTCTATGCGTGGCGCTCGACTTCGGCATACACGCAGCCGGAGGTCGAGAACGCGGAGCCGACGACGACGCCAGAGGCGATCCGGAAGGTCGCCAAGGCGGCGAAGGAAAAGCTGCTGCTCGAGCGCCAGAGGGAGCGCGAGCGCGCGGGCAAGTACGGTGCGCGGCCGGTGACGCACCAGATGCGGCGCGCTTGACACAGAAATCGAAACCTGACAATAAACTGACACGCGCTCCAATCTGTTGGAGCAGGGGTGGAGATGATTCGACCGTACGGCGATCGCATTCTGCTCGAGAAGCTCGATGGTCACGGCTTGGAGACCAAGTCGCCGGGCGGCATTGTGCTTCCTGCCGTCGAGTGGAAGCGCGGGAAGACGGCGCACGTCGCCGACTACTTCCGCGCGCGCGTGCTCGCCGTTGGTTCGAAGGTGCGCGAGGTCAGCGAGGGCGACGAGGTGATCGTCTACACCTACTCTCGCGAGGGCCATGGCCGTGTGCTCGTCGGCTGGGACACGCCCTTCGGGCTCATCGTCGAGGAAGGCGACGTCATGGCGGTAGTCGATGGTGTCCAGCACCTTCCGCTGTTCACGCAGGCACCGGGCTCGTGGGCCAAGATGGTGCTGCAGTGAGGGCCTGCGTTCCGACCACGCCGCTTGGCCAAGGCGCGCTCTGGTTCCTCTTCGAACCGGAGGACGGCATCACCGTCACGATGGCCAACCGCGCGATGACCGCAGACGAATGGCGCCAGTTCGCCGGCAGCGAGCAGGCGCGACGCAAGCGCCGGCAGCGCTCGCGGGTCGACGAGCTCGAGGATGAGATCCGAAAGGACGCCCGATGATCGACTACCTCGAGCAGGACATCTGCGACCGTTGCGAAACGGTCTTCGTCGTCGGCAAGCCGCATGCGTGCACGCTGAGGCGCGCCATTCGTGCGCTCCGTCGCCGCCAGGCTGAGGGGAAGCTGACGACGGCTTACACGGGCCCGATGATCGTCGGCCCGGTCAACGGAGGTGGCGAGTGAGCCATTGGGACGACATCTTCGCCGGCGACCTGACCACGCTCGAGGCGGCCTACCAGCTCCAGCGCGGCGGCGAGCCCGTGAGCGAGAAGCCGCACGTGCTGATCGCCACGCCGGCCTACCAGGCGCCCGAACTCGGCTACCTGGACTCGGTGGCGCGCACCGTCGAGGACCTGCGCGCGCACGGCATCGACGCGACGCACTTCCTCACCGGCGGCGATAGTCTCGTCACGCGCGGGCGACACGTCCTGCAGCACATCTTCCTCTGCTCGAGCGCCACGCACCTACTGCAGTGGGACGCAGACATTGAGTGTCTCGACGTCACCGCCGTCCGGCACATGGTCGAGAGCGGCCGTCCCATCATCGGCGGAGCCTACCCCTACCGAGATGGCTCGGGCGGAGTGGTGGCCAACCTGCTGCCGGCGAACATCGCGGCGCAGTCGGTCGACATCCGGCCGGACAACACGATCCCCGTCAGCGAGGTCGGGACCGGCTTCCTGATGGTGCACCGCGACGTCTTCATCGACATGCAGCGGAAGCACCCCGAACTGCTCTACGAGGCGGACATGGAGGCCTACCGAGGCCATCCCATGTGGGCGCTGTTCGACGTGGCGCTCGAGACGAACGAGCGCGGGCGCAAGCGCTACGCGTCCGAGGACTGGCGCTTCTGCACGCTCGCGCGGCAAGACGGCTACGAGGTCTGCATCTACTACCCGCCGGAGTTCCGGCACTGGGGCAAGACCGGGCACGCGGGGCACTGCGTGCGGGCCTGGAAGATTGGCGAGGTGAGAGCATGATCCCATTCAAGGGCGTACTCGTTTACGCAACGGGCAAAGTCGAGGTCGTCGACAACCCGACTGGCAAAAACTATGTGAAGCATTGCGCCGAATGCGGCTCCCGAATGCTCTTTGAGGGCCAGGACACGATGGCCGAAGACCAGGCCACTGTGCAGCCTGCGGAAGCGGAGAAGCACAAGCGCCTAGGGGTCGATCGGGCTCGTCTGAACGGCGGGGCGGTCGTTTACATCCAACGTCCGGAGTTCGGGAAGAAGTGACCTTCCCCATCCGCTCCGCTCGAGAGGGCGATATGGCCTTCGTCATCGATGCCTGGAAGCGCTCCTTCGAGGGGGCGCCAGCGGTGCGCGGCTGCGATCGCGAGCACTACCGCCGTGAGATGACCCTCGCGATCCGTCGGCTCTGCGACCGCGCGCAAATCCGCATCGCGACCGCGCCGGATGACGACGATCACCTGCTCGGGTTCGCCGCGTTCACGACGACCGACGACGGCGCCGAGCTGCACTACGTCTACGTGAAGCAGGACTTTCGCAAGATGGGCATTGCTCGCAAACTGCTCGCCGACTTGAAGGTCAACGCGGTCACGTTCTTGTCCACCACGGCCCGCCTGCCAAAGGGCTGGGCCTACAAGCCGAGGTTCACAATCGATGGCCGCTCGTAAGAAGACCGCAACCGGAGCGATTCCCGACAGCATGGTGGCATCCGCCCAGGCGGCGGTTGGCATCGAGGGCGGCGTTGCCTACGCGTCGGTCCGCATCAAAGAGATCGGGCACAAGCTCCGCTTCTCGCACAGCTCGAAGCTCATCGAGGCGACCGACACGCAGACCGTGACCTTCCTGAAGGAGCCGTTCCCGCACTTCCGAGTCGATCCGGGCGGCGTCGAGTTCCCCCTCGAGAACGTCACGAGCGCGATGCAGGTCGGCGCGCTGATCTCGCAGAAGCTGTCGCGCACCGGGCGCATGAAGGAGCGCGCCGAGCGGCTACGGAAGCTCGCCGCCGAGAAGCAGGCTGCTCGAAAGGACATCCAGGTCATCGACGACGAGGACGACGAGCCGCTGGCCGACGAGGTGAGCGATGACTGAGCGCAAGACCTGGGAAGAGCAAGCGGCATTCATGCGCGCGACCAACGCCGTGCATGCCGAATGGGATCCAGCTGGCATGGTGCTCATCAAGCTCGTGCTCGGACCCCCGCCCGTGACCAAGACGGCCGCCACCGAGGCCAAGCCCGACCCGCTGAAGGGCGTCGCCGCACGGCTGATGCGCCAGCACGAGATCCAGTTCGCCCATTCGACGGTCAAGCCGCCGTTGAAGCTTCCGGGCTCTGCTCAGAGTGACGTTCCTCGCGCCGTGAGCGCGAAGCAGGGAGCGTCGCGTGGCAGCAAGGCGAAGGTATCGAAGCGAGCTTCGTGAGTCCCGCTCCGACGCGGTCAAGCGCGTCTCGGCGAAGTACGACAAGAGCGATCGGCAGCCGCCGAAGGATCTGCGCTGGTTCCGCGAGGACGAGCCGCACGAGATGGTCTTCTCCCTCTACGAGAAGATCAGCCGGCTGACCGCGGGGCGTCGCGCGCAGGACCTCTACAACGCCTGCCTCTACGAAGACGCCGAGTTCGCGGCGCTCTTTCAGGGCATGCAGGCGCAGGGCGAGTTCACGCCGCAGACGATGATTTCCAACGTCGTCAAGCGCCAGGTCGACACCTACGTCTCGCGACAGGACAAGAACCGCCCCGTACCGATGGCGCAGCCCATCGACGCGCGAGCCTCGCAGCAGGCCCGCGCCGAGCTCCTTTCCGAGTTCTTCGGCGGCGTGCTCGACATGGTCGACTACTTCCCGACGCTCTCGATGCGCCGGCGCGACCGAGCGATCTGGGGCGACGGCTTCGCGCACAACTATCGCATCGGGACGAAGCTTTTCCATGACCGGTGCTTCAGCATCGAACTGCTGGCGAATCCGTTCGAGGCCCGATACGGCAAGCCGCGGACGCTGATCCGGCAGCGCTGGATCGACCGGCTCGTGCTCGCGGAGCGCTTCCCGGACGCCGCCGAGGAGATCATGAACGACGAGTATGGCTCGTCGTCGGCGGACGCGGCGTTCGAATACTCGTTCGGCAAGGACGAGACCTGCGACATGGTCTTCTTCCTCGAGATCTGGCACCTGCCGAACGGCGAGCCGACGGACGACGACCCGAAGGACGGCGCGCACTGCATCTGCATCTCGTCCAAGACGCTCTCGAACCGCGTCTACAAGCGCGACTACTTCCCGTTCTCGCACACGTCCTTCTCCAAGGGCCTCGCTGGCTGGCGTGGCGAGGGCATGGCGGGACAGCTCCGCGGACTGCAGTACGAGGTGAACAGTATCGGTCTCCGCCTGCAGGAACAGGGGTGGATGACCGGCACGTACGTCTGGACGCCGACCGACGCCGGCCTCGAGGTCGATCACATCGACAACGGGACGATGACGCACATCCAGTCGGAGGTGCAGCCCGTATTCTTCCAACCGAGCCCGTGGCACCCGGCGTTCTTCGACTACTACCGCTTCCTGCGCGGGCAGGCGGCGGCGGAAGAGACGCGCCTGTCAGAGATGGCGACGCGCGGCGAGCTTCCGCCCGGCCTCGAGAGCGGCAAGGCGATCCGCTCGTGGAACCAGCTCGATGATCAGGCCTTCCTCTCGCACGGCCAGGAGGACGAGCGCGACGCGATCGACACCTGCTGGCAGTTCTTCGACCTCTGCGAAGAGATCTACGAGGAGGACAAGAACGCGCCGAAGAAGAAGGGCGATAAGTCCGAGGGGCTCGTCGTCGCGACCGAGCGGAAGAACTACGGCAAGACCCTCATCCAGAAGCTCTCGTACAAAGACGTCCGGATGGACCGCGACGACTTCAAGTTGCGCGTCTTCCCCACGTCGCTACTCAACGGCACGCCGGCGGAGCAGTACCAGAGCGCCAAGGAGATCGCCGCCGACGGCCTCATCTCTCGCGATGCAGTTCTCGACTTGCTCCAGATCCCGGACGTTCAGCGCGTCCTGCGTCTCGAAACGTCGACGCGCCGCCTGATCATGAAGGTGCTCGAGAAGATTCTCCGTGCAGAGGATCCGGCATCGGTCTACGTCTACCCCGAGCCCGCGTTCAACCTGGAGCTCTGCCGCGCGCTCGCGCTGCAGGTGTACGCCGACGCGTTCACCGACGAGCAGCCCGAGGAAAATCTTCGCTGGGTGCTCCAGTTCGCGCTGGACGCGGAGACCGAAATCGAAGGCTCGCAGGAGCCGTCACCCGATGAGATGGCCGGCGATCAGGGCCAGCCCGGACCGGGGCCCGGTGGCGGCGGCCCGGTCGACCCGTCCCTCTACGCCGAACCGCAAGGCCCGATCTTGCCCGAAGGCGCAGCGCCGCCGGCGGCAGTTCCCCAACTTCCAGCGATGTGACCCATGAGCCGAGCTGAGATCGTCAACGCCGTCATCGCCAAGCACGAAGCACCCGCGGGTGTGGAGCCTGCCCCTGATACCTCTGGCGCCCCCCCTGCTGGGGCATCGGGGGCGGGCTCGGCCTCCGCGGATGTGGAGGCGCCCGCCGGTGAGCAGCCGAGCGGGTCGCCCGCGTCGCCGGAGGCCACTATCGACCACGACGTGCTTCAGGCGAAGCTGACGCACGATCGCAATGCGCGTCGCTCGAAGCAGGAGCGGAAGCGCGCGCGCGAGGAGCGCGAGGCGGCGGAGGCAGCCCGGAAGGAGGCCGAGGCGGCGAAGGCGAAGTGGTCCGGCGTCGGCAAGGACAAGACGTGGCTGGAGACGGTCAAGGAGCTAGGATACGACCCGCGTAAGGCCTTCGAGGAAATGCAGGCGGAGGCGCGCAAGGCTGGCACGCCCGAGGCGCAGCTTGAGGCGATGGGAAAGGCCTTCGATGCGAAGCTGGCCGCGGCGCTCGAGGAGCACGTCAACCCACTCAAGAAGACGATCGAGCAGATCACCAAGGAGCGCGACGAGGCGAACGCGCGCGCCGATCACCAGGGGTTCGTGAACGACTTCCAGCGAGCGCTGGGCGAGGAGCGATTCAAGCCACTGCTCGATGAATACGAGCCGCAGACGCTCTTTCATCTCGTCCACGGGCTGAAGAACGACCCATCCCGCATCTTCATGGCGGCGAAGCAACACAACGTTCCCTTGACGAGCGACGACGGCTCATTCACGATGTTGGACATCTTCAACGTGATGCGTGCCACCCAGGCGGCGCACCAACAGAGGATGCAGCGGCGAACCCAGAGCGCAGCGCCGCAAGTGAGTGAGGCAGGCCAACAGCAGCCGCCCCAAGCGAAGGCCCCGGTCAACGGCACCGTAGAGCGTAACGCCGCACCAACCACGATTGGAAATGACCTCGCTGCCGCTTCGGCGTCAGAACGCGAGAAGCTGGCCGGGATGACCCGCCAGCAACGAGTCGCGTACCTGGCGAAGAAGTACCCAGGCAGCTGAACGCTCGCCAGTCTCGCGCGCTTTGCAGGGGGATGACTCGACGAGCCCGAAAGGGCTTCGATGTCTGCTGCAAACACCACCAATGTCCCGCTCATCCTCAAGGATCTGTGGGTCGACGGCGTGGAGGATTACCTCTACGAGGATCGGCCCCTCTTCGCCATGATGGAGAAGGACACGTCGTGGTCGGGTCTCCGACTGCACGTGACCTGCAAGTACGCAAACGGCTCGTCCGTCGCGTCCAAGTTCGACATCGCGAAGAAGAACAAGCGCATCAACAAGTACGCGGCGATGGAGATCGAGACCGCGGACCTGTTCGCGCTCTGGTCCGTCGACAACAAGCTCATCACGCTCTCGCGTGACCAAAAGGGCTCGCTGGTCCGGTACCTCGACGAGGCGACGACCGACGCGGCGGAGAAGTTCCGTCGTCGCTCGGCGTGGCAGCTCTGGGGCAATGGCGGCGGCGCGGCGGCGAAGATCCTCACGATCACCACGGTCGACGTGGCGCTCGTCAACCCGCACAGCGTGCGCAACTTCGACATCGGCGACATCATCGAGTTCGCCGCTGACGACGGCCGCGGCGGCGCGGGCGTGCTCGATCAGGTCCGGACGATCACCGACATCGACGAGGACGAGGGCGTTCTCACCTTCGACTCGGACGTCTCGACGATTCCGGGCATCGCCACCGGGTACTACCTCTTCCAGGAGGGCGACTACGGCGACGACGACCACGTCATCAAGGGCGTCACCGCATACACCCTGCTCGAGGGGCCCGGCGTCGGCAGCGACCCGGTCTCGATCTGGGGCATGGACCGCTCGGTCTTCCCGACGCGCCTCGGCGGCCACCGCCTGACGCCGTCGGCGAACCTGACGGTCATCGAAGCGGTCAAGGAGGGCCTCACGAAGCTCTTCCGTCGCTCGGTGAACACGACGCACATCTGGGTCTCGCCGGAGATCATCAACGAGGTGGAGATGTCGCTCGATTCGAGCGTCCGTCGCACTGAGCAGAAGGTCGGCAAGGTCGGCTTCGAGGGCCTCGCCTTCACGAGCCAGACCGGCAAGACGGTCAAGATGTACGCCGATTCGGACATCCCGCTGGGACCGAACGGCGAAGAGCTCGTCTTCTTCCTCAACATGGACAAGTGGAAGTTCCACACGGCGGAGGAGTGGGGCATGTGGCTCACCGCCGACGGCGCCAAGAAGTTCATGACCGAGGAGAACGCCAACGCCCGAGAGGGTCGTCTCGGCGGCTACGGCAACCCCTACACGCGGCGTCCCGGCGATCAGGCCGTGATGCTGCTCGGCTGAAAGGAGCGCTGACATGACCACGCGACACAACGACATGCGGCGCATCGCGGATGCCCTCACGAACCTCGAGAACTCGAGCACGGCCTACACGTCCACGCCCGGCAAGGCGGCGGTGACGCTCATTCGTCGCACGATCACGTTCTCCACGGCGGCCCTCAACGCGAACGCCTCCAACCTGGTCGCGCCGAACGCCTCGGCGAGCCAGGTGAGCATGCTCGCGAACGGCCGCGTCCTCGGGGCGAAGTTCCTCCCGACGGCGAACGTCGTCGCAGCGGGCGGCAACAACGCCAACATCGGCGTCGCCAAGCTCGATGCGAACGGCGCCACCGTCGCCACCGCACTCGCCTCTGCGAACACGAACACCTCCGCCAACGGCGGCACGGGCAACATCACGATGGGCGTCGGAGCCTCCCTCACGGTGGCGAACGGCAACCATGGTGCAGACGCCCGCTTCACGAGGGGCACCGTCTTGGCGCCGCTCTTCGCGCAGAACGCGTCCGGCGTCGCCCTTCCGGTCGGCACCCTTCAGGTCGACATCGAGCTCGAGGGGCCGGCCGACGGCTACCCGATCTGAGGTGATGCATGACTGCCAAGCGTCGCCTCCAGCGGCTCCAGCCGGCGGTGCAGTCGCCCGATGAAGGGCTGCTGATCCTCCCGTTCGGCTTCACCATCAACGGCACGTCGAACCCCGACGGGCTCATCGGGGACACGCTCAAGTCGGTTGTCCGGAGCGAGGCGGGGGAATTCCTCTGCACGCTCCGCGACGTTCCACCGGCGTGCTTCTACGGAACGGCCGATCCCTCCAATGTGCCGGATGACGTGGATCTCTATGGCAAGGTCGACTGGTCGAGTGTCGTCAGCGCGGGCACCTTCGTGGTGCGCACGATGACGGGCGCGGTCGAGACCGACCCGGCAGACAACACGCTGATCGGCGGCTTCCTGCTCGTGAAGAGCACGACGCGGAGGGCGCGTGGCTGATCCGCTCGCGAAACTGCTCGGCGGCGGCGATGAGGCTGGCGGCGGGGGCTCCTCGGAGCTCGATGCAGCCAAGGACCTGATCTCCGCCGTAAAGGCGGGTGACGCCAGGGCCGTGAGCCTGGCGCTCACCCGCCACTACGAGGCCTGCCAGGCCAAGGAATCCGACGAGGAGCCGGACGAGGACGACGGGTACGAGGAGGGCTGACGCATGGCGAAGTATCGTTCGGGCGCCGCTCTCATCGACGCCGCGCTCGGGCGAGCCGACGTCCAAGATGCGACGGACCGCCATCCACGCTCGGAGGTGCTCGGGTACGTCAACCAGGGGCGTACCGAGCTCTACGACATCCTTGTCGACGAGTACGGGCGCAGCTACTTCCGCTCGCCCGACCCGTGGGTCATCACGACCGCGGAGAACACGACCCTCTATACCGACGACTTTCCGCCGACGTTCTACCGGCTGATCGGCGTGCGCGTCTCCGACTGCTGCGGGCACGGCGCGACGCCGCTCGTCCCGATCCAGCCGATGGAAGAGCCGTGGTTCCTCGACCCTTGTCCATCGGGCTGGCCGACGCATTACGACCTTCGGCCGAACGGGATCGCGGTCTACCCCGAGCACCAGGCCAACCTGCGCGTGACGGTGGAGTGGATCCCTGCCTGCCAAGATTTGGCGGACGACACCTCCACGACCAACGCCGACGGGGTGAACGGCTGGGACGAGTACGTCGTCGAATACGCCGCCATGTGCATCGGGCGAAAGGATGAGGAGGACGGCCTCATCGCCGACTGCCTGCGCGAGATGGAGCGGTTGAAGCAGCGGATCAAGCGCATGGCGAAGAACCGAGACGCCTTCCGCCCGCGACGCGTGCAGGACGTGCGCGGCCCGCGCATGGGCTACATCCCTGGCCTGGGGCGCCTCCGATGAGCCGCACCGGCGTGGCCGTTGAGCGCGTGCAGACCGGCGATCCGACGGTCGACGCCATCTGGCGGCGCATCCGCGAGCTCGCCGACACCATCAACGCCATCCCGAGCGGGCGCCTGCTCACCGAGGAGGACGGTGCGGTACGCGGCTCGGGCCTCTCATTCACCTCCGGCATCGCCCGGAGCATTCCGCACGGTCTCGGACGACGCGCCAAGGGGTTCATCGAGGTGCAGAGCAACGACGCGCCGAGCGTCGCCCAGGTCGGCCTGCGCGCGACGAAACACCCGAACGGCAAGACGAGCTCGGACTACGTCACGGTCACGCCGACGAACACAGGGACCTGTTATCTGCTGGTGCTTTGATGAGCGGGCAGGTCATCCAGTTTCCGCTCCGCCTCGGCTTGGCCGAGGACTCGAACCCGAAGGCGCAGCCGATGAGCGCGCTCCGGTCGGGCGCGAACATCCGCTGGCCAAAGGACGGTCAGATCGGCAAGCGCTGGGGCACGACGGCGCTCCCGACGACGGTGGACGTCGACCAAGACGGCATTCTGGCGAACCTCCGCCGCTTCGTGACGCGCGGATCCGAGCTCTCGGTCACCGACGGCCAGGGGCTCTTCACGTACGATCCGGTCACCCAGATCTGGCGCGGCGACGGGCTCGGCCACGGCCTTCCGAACGGCTCGGAGATCGGCCTCGAGTGGTACACGCTGCTCGACGATTACGTCGGCGTCGCTACGAGCGATGTGGCGATCAGCGGCGACATGCTCGTGCACGCCTGGGTTACGGGTGACCCGACGTTGCGCCCGGAGGACTCGCCGCCCGCGTCGCAGGGCCTCGGCTGGGTGCAGGTCTTCAACTGGCGGACGCGCGAGCTCGTGCGCCGCCCGGTCAAGCTGCCTGTCACCGGCCTGGGCGATCGCATCTACCACGTGCGCGTGCTCATCGCCGGCGGCCTCGCGTTCGTCCTGTTCTCATTCGACGAGCAGCACATCTCGCAGCTGACCCTGCGCCTGAGTGGCGAATTCGACGTGCTCGGGACGCAGGCGCTCATCACCGACCTGCAGTCCAATTCCACCCTGCGCGGGCGCTTCGACGCCATCTTCAAGGCGGACGGCGATCTGGTCGTCGTCTACGAAAAGCATGGCACCAGCCTGCGCGCGGCCCGCTTCACGCGCTCGCTTGCGACCTTCACGTCGGCCGCAGCCGTCACTCTCACCGATTCGTCGGTCAAGTCGATCAGCATCTGCGAGGTGACGGGCTCGAGCAGGATCTACATCCTTTACTGCCAGGAGAGCGACGACGGCGGAACGGCGGTGACGGTCGAGCATCGCATCCGGTACCGGGCGATCAACAGCTCGACGATGGCGAGCGCACTTGCACCGGTCACGGTGGTCGCGCACCCGGACGCGGGGACGAACTACGTCGCGCGCCAGGTCGCGATCTACCCACTCGGTACGACCTCGCTGCTCTGCGCATGGTCCGGAACCGACCAAACGGACACGGGCGTCACCGCGGAGGTGGGCTTCCCGTCGCTGCAATCGACGATCCTCGACAACACGGGCGCAGAAGCGGGCCTCGGAACGACTTCCGTGCGCCGAATGTCGGCAGCGATGGTCCTCCTCTCGCGGATCTTCAAGCTCGGCGCGAAATACTACGCGCTCGCGGCCGATGCGCGGTACGGCGAGCGCACCGAGGAGGACAACGAGCGCACCGAACAGGCGAGGGCCGAGGATTCCAAGACGCCGAGCCTATCCAGCTACGTGATCGAACTCTCAGTCGAGCCCTACGAGGTCGACGAAGAGAAAATCCCCTTCATCGCGCCACCCCACCGGTTCGTCGGCAAGATCGACCACGACATTGCCGCGCCGTGGCGCATGGGCTTGCTTCCGCAGGTCGCCATCGTCGACGGCAACACGATTCTTGGGCTGACGCCGTTCCAGGGGAACGCCTCTCCGATCTCCTTCAACCTGCGCGCCGGCCTCCGCTGCGCGCGCGTGACGGTCGACCCCGACCTCATTGACGATCCGTGGCGCTCGGTCAGCATCGGGCCCGAGACGTACATCGCCGGTGGTCGCCTTGGCGCGTGGGACGGCCGCACGCTCTTCGATTACGGCATGCGTCAGCCGTTCGTCCTCGTCTATGAGGCCACGCTTGATGGCGAGATGCCGAACGGCAACTACATCTACCAGTTCGAGCCTGGTTACCGGAGCTCGGTCGGTGTTCTGCACCGTGGCCCGATGTCGGTCGAGACCACCGTACACGTTTCCTCCGGCTCGAACGCGAATGGCAGCGCGAAGATCGTGCTGATGCCGAACAGCATCGACTGCAAGCAGACGCTGGCCACCGAATTCTCGATCGAGGGCGTGGGCGCGTCCTATTTCGACGCCTACCGCACCGAGGCGGGTGGCTCTGCCCTTCACAAGCTGACCTACGAGCCGCGGTACAACGTCGTCCCGAACCATCCGGACGACTACTTGATCACGTTCACCGACAAGCGGCCGGACAATGCGATCAACGGAGTCGCCATCGACGCGGACTCGCCCGAGAAGCCGCCGATCCCGCTCAACACGCGCCCCGAGCCATACACGGCCACGAGCGAGCTCGAGGACGTCCAGCCGCCCGGCCAGTACACTGTGCACGTCCACGGGCGGCGCATCGGCATCATCACCGGCAACCGCCGCGAATACTGGTTCTCGAAGGACGCGAACGAGAATCCCGGCATCGCACCAGGCTTCAACTCGGCGCAGGTGGAAGTCTACGAAGAGGACCTCGTTGCCGCGACGACGATGGACGAGAAGCGGATCATGTTCGCGAAGCCGCGGATCTGGTTCGTCGTCGGCGACGGTCCCACGGTCGCTGGGACGGACAATCGCTTCCAGGTGCCTCAGGTCATCCAATCGGACATCGGCTGCACGAACCCGCGAAGCGTCGTCTCCATGCCCCTCGGCGTCCTCTTCGAGCATGACGGCGCGATCTACCTGCTGGATCGGGGCCTGACGGTGGGCTGGATCGGCCGCGACGTCCAAGACACGCTCGCGACCTACCCGAAGATCACGAGCGCCGTCCTCGTCTCGTCGGAAAACGAGGTGCGGTTCACCTGCAACAAAGCCGACGGCAGCGCCGGCCTCATCCTGGTCTTCGACTACGAGCGAAAGACGTGGATGACGCGCGCCTATCCCGGCGGCGCGGCCATCGTGGACGCCTGCCTCCTCGGGACCACCTACTACTTCGCCACCGCGAGCACGGTCTACGCTGAGCAGACCGCCGATCACCTCGACAGCGGGGCCTTCGTCCCATCAACGGTCCGCCTCTCCCCCATCTCGCCGGCCGGACCGGTCTCCTGGCACCGCGTGCGGCGCGCGCAGCTGCTCGGGACGAGCCTCTCGAACCATCAACTGACCATCCTCATCCGCCGCGACTTCTCGGAGTCGACGCAGCAGACAAGGACCTTCGCTGCCGGCAGCGACACGACGACGGTGGGGCCGCTCGAGCGCGCGCAGATCGATCTGTCCGTGCAGAAGGTACAGGCCGTGGAGATCCAGATCTCCGACGCGGCGCCAGCGAATGCGAATGCTTACCCTCTCGGGAACGGTGGCGGCTTCACACTGGACGGCGTCGCCCTTCTCGTTTCGCCAAAGAGCGGGCTCCCGCGCATTACACCCAGCAGACGAGGTTGACCGATGCCCTTCGTAGGAAACAACAGCGCACGAGCCGGCGGGTGGATCGGGGACACCGCACGCGGATACGACGAGAGCAAGTACCAGTATGGCGGCTATGCAGGCGGCGCTGCGGACGAGCGCGCGAACCTCGCTTACCGACAGCAGCAGGCCGAGAATCGCACTGGCCCGCAGATCGACCAGACCGCACAAAACCAGACGCGCGGCATCCAGATGGGCTCGCTGGCGTCGCTCCAAGACGCTGCTGCCGGCAAGGGACCGTCCGCCGCCGAGACGCTTGGTCAGCAGATGAGCGATCGCGCGCTGAACTCGCAGGTAGCGGCAGCGGGGACGGTGCGCGGAGGACCAGGCGCACAGGCCGCGGCCTACCGGTCGGCGAGCCAGAACGCGATGACCCAGCGCGCCGACATGAACCAGGGGATTCAGGCGCAGCGCGCGAACGAGATCGCAAACGCCCGCGGCCAGCTTGCGCAGGCATCGACGGCGGCGCGCGGCCAGGACATCGGCCTGGCGACAGATCAGGCGCGAATCAACCAGCAGCAGACGGCGCTGAACGACCAGCGCGCGGAGCAGTACGAGAACCTGCAGAACAGGGTGGCAGAAGACCAGCTGCAGGCGGGCCTTACGCAGCAGCAGATCGGCGCGCAATCGCAGAACAACGCCAACCAGCTGAACGTCAATACGCAGCAGCACAACGCCGACAGAGACTTCGACCTCTTCAAGGCCGCCACAGGCGCGGCCGGCGGCGTAGTGCAAGGCGCACTGTCTGTCTTCTCTGATCCGCAGAGCAAGATGCCCGTCATGGGCTCGCTTGCTTCGCTCGGCCTCGGAGGAACCACCGACGTCGGGGACAGCGGCGGCATGACCGGTAGCTCGGTCAACGCAGCCTCCACGGGGCTCGGAAGCGCCACGATGCCCGGCTCGGTCGGCGGCACCGGCTTCACTGGGGGTGCGGTGAAGGCGCACGGCATGGCCGTCATGCCGAGCGATCCAAGGGAGAAGACGTCTCTCCTGCATCGCGGGTATGTCTCTGGTGACGCCGAGAAGGACGTGGCCGCGCGTCGCAAGCGCGGGGGCTACGCCAACCTGAACGCCGACCCGCGCAGCGGCGACAGCTCGGCGCTGACGAAGGCGATCGAGGACGATACGCGTGACGCCAGCCCCTACGATCGCAGCGAGGAAGGGGCGCGAGGCGTCGCGGGCGCTCCGCGTGGCTACGCAGCCTCCCGCGCGGGTAAACCGGGCTCGATGTTCGGCGAGTCGCCGGAGGCGGACGCGTCCATCCCCGGCCTGTCGAAGGACGAGAGCGGAGCACCAGGCACCAACGACTGGAAGCGCTACGGCGAGTCCGCCAAGACGGATGGCGATCCGGACTGGAAGCGCGGCGGGGCAACCAGGCCAACGGAGAAGGGCCAGTCTGGCTGGGCGAAGATCCTCGGCGGCGGCCTCGGCGGCTTGCGCGATTGGGCAACCCCTCGACCGGCCCAGGTCGCCGAGCGCGACACGATCACGAGCGACCCTGCCGCGAAGGAAGAGGCCTTCCAGGCCGGCGTCCGCACGGGGGCCGTCGCAGCGAGTAAGCAAGTGGCCGATGACGCGAAGAGCAGCCGCAACGAGAACGCGGCAGCGGCGCTGAAGTATCTGCCTCTCGGGCTCGCATCCGCTCCGATCGGTGCGATTGACGCTGGCCTGGGCGCTACCGCCGGGCTCGATGCGCTCGAGACCGCGCGAGCGCGCGATGACGCCGAGCGTGCCCGCATTGGAGCCCGACAGCCGCGAAAGGCGGAGACCTCGGGGGCCAAGGCGCTCGAGATCACGTCTGCGCGGCTGCCGGCTGGCGAATCGCGGCCGTTCGTGATCGAGGCTGAGGAAAAGACCGCCCCACGTACCGCCGAGACGACGTCGCCGCGCGCGCTGGACATTCTCCATGGCCGTGACGCCGACTCGATGGCGCGAGCGTTCCTGACGCCGGACCAGACCCTGTCGCGCATGTCGGCGCCGCCAGCAAGGAAGCGCGATACCTCCACGAGCTCGGAGGACGCAAAGGATCCGGTCCCGTTCGACTACGAGGCGAACAAGGAGCCTAGCCGCCTGCGTGACCCGCAGACCTTCAGGCGCGACACGCCCGCGAAGCAAGCGCAGGTGAGAAAGGCCTACCTCGACAACGTTGGGAAGCAGGCCGACGACCTCATGGCCAGCATGCAGGCGTCGCTGAAGCAGGGGCCGGCCGTTGCCGATCGCGATTCGAAGCAGTTCGGGGACATGTCCGATCAGGCCATGGCCGGTGCGATGCGCTCGATGGAGGCGAGCCCCTACGCCTACAAGCCTGGGCTCCGACCGCCTGGTCAGGCTCCTGGTGAGGTGAATGTGGGGCCGATGGCCGACCGAATGGCGCATGATCCGGTGGCGCGAACGGCGATCGTGCGCGATCCTGAGACCGGGCTCCTCGCCATCGACAAGGACAAGGGCCTCAAGGTAGTGATGGGTTCGTTGGCCAGCCTCCAAGACCAGGTAGACCGCCTCGAAGACGACGTGCCTCGCGCTGTGCGCGCGAAGAAGGCGCGTCGCGATGGCTCTTCCGCCGAACCCTGATCCGAACGCGTCCTACTGGGGCGTCGACCCTGGGCCCGCGCCCGCCGACGACGCCGCGATCAACCAGTATTGGGGTGCGGACGCCGCCGTGCCGACGGATCCATTTGCCGCCGGCGCTGCCGCTGCAGGGATCGCCCCCGCGCCGACGCCGGCCGAGGCGGCCGCACCATCTCCAGCCGACCCGTTTGCGGCGGGTGCTGCGAAGATGGGAATCGCTCCGCCTCAGGAGCGCGTCTACAACGACTTCATCCAGCCCGGATCCAGCGGCGCATCGATCGCGGGCGCTCCGACCGTGTCACTGGCAGAGCCGCCGAAGCTCGCGGGTGGTCTTGCGCCGTCCCCGCCGCCAGCTGGACCAGCACCGAAGAAAGATGTGAATCTCGCCGGGATCGGCCCCACTGCGGCTGACGATGCGGCGCTGGCCAAGCTCAATGCGAAGCTTGAGGCGCCGAAGCCGAAGCCGAGCGGTGCTGGTGCGCCGGCAAACCCCGATCCATACGGCATCCTCGCCGCTCAAAAGGCGCAGTTGGGTGCCTTCGACACGCGCATGCATGCGATGGATCGCGCGGCCGCTGCCGACGAGACACGCGCCGTGAAGCTCGCCGACAACATGGCGAACCTCGGCCGCATGCAGGAGGAGGACGCCGCGATCGCGCGCGCCGAGCAGGACTACGCCTCTCAGCACTTCGACGAGCAGATGGCGGAGTTGGGACGGCAGCTGGATGACGTCAAGACGCGCAAGGTCGACCCACTGAAGGATTTCAAGGAGCAGCCCGCGCTCGGCATTCTCGCCGTTGTCGGCGGAGCGGTGGGCGGCTTCTACCAGGGAATCAGCGGCGGCAAGTCCAACCAGTTCATCGACGATCTCAATCGGCACATCGACCGAGGGATCGCCGAGCAGGAACGGCAGATCCAAGACCAGAAGTTCGCGATCGGCCAGGGGATGAACATGCTGCAGCAGCAGCGCGCAGCACAGAAGGACGACCAGCTTGCAAAGATGCAGCTTCGAAACCTCTCCTACGAGGCGGCGAAGAACGAGATCAACGCCGAGGCCGATCGCGATGGGACGCCCGCCGCGCGCGCTCGAGCAGATGATGCGATTGCGCAGGTGGGCCAGCAGCAAGCGATGCTGCAGGAACAGATCGGTCTGAAGAAGCAGCAGCAGGCTATCGCGGCGGCGAACCAGGCCTATGCGCGCACCAAGCAGGTGCAGGATACATACAAGGAGGTCTACAAGGAACTCCTTACACAGACCGGCGACCCGGCGACGGCGGAGGCCGAAGCACGTCGCGCGGTTGGCGTCATCTACTACCCTGGCAGTGTCGCGGATCGTCCTGCAGGCACGGGAGGCGCCCCGCTCATGACGCGCGAGCAGCGTGGAAAGATCGCCGCGGAGCACGCAGAAGCGCAGTTGGCTTCCGATGAGTTCAACTCGCAGATCGACGCAATGAAGAAGCTGCCCGCGCTCAAGGACCTCGGCCTTGAGACTGGCGCAGCATCGCACTTGGGGCAGCGACTTGCGCCAGACGCCACGAAGACGGCCAAGGACATCGATTTCCTCAACACGATGATGCTCCAAGCGGTCGGCAAGGTGGCTAAGGACGCCGACGGCAAGCCCTCGCAAGCCATGCTGAAGGTCATCGAAGACCGCTACCAGATCGAACCTAGCGATACCGAAGCGATGGCGATGCAGAAGCTGGAGGGCGTGCGCAATACGGTCAATGCGCTCGCGCGACAGCAGGGGGCTACGGGAGCGCCAAAGCCGTTCGCGCAACAGATGATCGCCAACCAGCTCGGAGCCAAGCCGGTGCGCTGATGGCGGAGATCGCGCCGATCACCGTCGATGGGGCGCCGGCGGCTGAGGCTGCGCCGGCTCCTGACATTCCCGATCGGGCCATCCCGACGGATGATCCTGGCCACGTTGCACTCACCGATCCCGACGGCACCGTCCAGAGCGTTCCGATCGAGAATGCGGAGACCGCTGTCCGGCAGTACGGCTATCGACCGTCGACCGACACCGAGTATTACACCGCCAAAACCGGCACCGCGGGCACCGTCGCCGCCGGGCTCGCTGGCGTTGGCCGCGGCCTTTCCTTCGGCACCTTCGATCCGCTCGCGGTCGCGGCCGATCGCCTGATCGAAGGCGACCAGGGTGCCGAGGAGATGCGGCACACGCTGCGGCTCCTGAAGGAAGGTCACCCGACGGCTTCGACCGTTGGCGAAATTGCCGGCTCGCTCGCTCCACTGGCCTTCGGAGCACCTCCCGCGACGGCCGCAGGATCTCTCGGTGATGGACTACTCGTTCGCGCGGCGGCGCGCGCGGTTCAGGCTGCCCCAACACTCCTGGCCGAAGGCGTCGGGATGGGTCTTGGCCAGCAGCTCAGCGAAGACACGCTGGGCGACCATGAACTCGTTGCTGGGAAGTATCTCGCCGCTGGTCTCGAGGGCGGCGTGCTCAACCTACTTCTGGGCGCGGGGCTTGTTGCCGGCGGCGGAGCGCTTGCCGACAAGCTCGCCACGGTCGCCAGCAAAGGTGGAGCAGCGTCGACAGCGGCCAAGTCGACCATCGAGAAGATCGAAGATGCGGCCGCGGGTCAGGCATTCAAGGCAACCGGGGCGAAGATCGCCGCCGTCGAGAAGCTCGGGAAGACTGCGGCGGAGCAGGAAGCAGGCATCAACCGAATCGGCCGAACATTGCTCGACGAGGACATCGTCACTGCTGCCGCGAGCAAGACGGACATGGCCGAACGCGTGGCGCAGAAGGTCGAGAAATATGGGGAGGAGATCGGGACGCTGCGGAAAGAACTCGATCGCTCGGTGATCCGCCCCGAGGTCGATCCGATCCTCAAACGGATCGAGACCGAGGTCGTCGTCCCGCTACAGAACAAGGCCTTCGCGCAAGGCGAGCTCCGCGCCATCGAGCCATATTTGCAGGAGATCGAGAGCCGGACGGCTGGAAAGCAGGCTTTCGGCAGCTTTGAGGAGTTGCAGTCGCTCCGTCGTGACCTTGCGGATCGCATCTACCCAAAGTCGGTGAAGGGGGCCGCGCCACCGTCGCCGCCAGCCGGCTTTGAGCACCTGCAGAAGATTGAGCGAATTCTTGAGGGCGAGTACGAGACGGCGGCCGAGCGCGCTGCGAATGATCTCGGCATCGAGTTCTCGTCCAAGTACGACTTCGCCAAGCAGCGCTACGCAGATCTGAAGACGGCCGAGCGGATCCTCAGCAAGGAGACCGCTCGGGAGGTCGCCAATCGCGCGATCAGTCTCACGGATACCATCGCTGGCGCCGGCGGCCTTTCGACGGCCGCCACGTCGCTCATGGCCGGGCATCCGATTGCCGCAGTGGCGAGTCTGGCGCTCCCAGCGATCAACAAGGTCGTCCGCACCTACGGCAATCAGGCGGCGGCATTTACGATCAATCGCATCGCGAAGCTCGAAGCCATCCAACGCGCGGCGGCAGCCTTCGACACGAAGCTCGCGAGCTCGGTCAAGGCGTTTTATGGCGCGGGAACGCCGCCGGCCTCGAGCGCCAAGCCCCTGAAGGTCTCTCCGGCGCAGCGCGCGGCCCTTCGAGCGGCGGTCAACAACTCGGCGGTGCTGACGAACCATGTGGCGAACCAGCTCGCCCAGACCGGCATGCAGCAGGCAGCGCCGAATATCGCTGCGCAGGTCTCGCAGTCCGTCATGCGGGCGGCGACCTGGGCGCAGCAGAAGCTGCCGCGCGAGCCGGCTCCCGTCGGTGTTTCGTTCGGCCCGAAAGTACCAAGGGCCATCGGGCCCCGCGCGCAGGCGGAGATGGAGCGGGGACTCTCGGCGCTCGACGTAGACAAGACGCTCGACGATCTGGCGCATCGTCGGCTGAGCCGTGAGCAGATCGAGGCCGTCAAGTTCGTGAATCCGCCGCTCTTTGCGGCGATGGCAAAGGCCATGCGCGACTATGGGATGGCGAACGATCCGAACATCTCGATCCAGCAGGAGATGGCCCTCGCGATCATGTTCAACCAGCCCGTGTCGAAGTACACGCAAGGTGCTACCATCCGAGGGTTCCAGCAAGCATTCGCCCAGGGGGCCCCGTCGACACCGACGCAGGCAGGCGGTCCGCAGCTGACACCGATCGGCAGCGGAAATAGCAAGGCGGCGCAGTCTCTCGCGTCGCCAACCGACCGAATGGAGGCGAGTGATGCACTGTGAGCAAATGAGCGTTGAGGTCGTGCCGCGCATGGTTGCGCTGAGGCGCGGCCATGACGACCGAGGTTGAGCGCCAGTTTGCCAATCAGACGCCGCCGACTCAGTCGGCGACCGCCGGAGAGGGCATCGCGATCCTTGCCGCGACGACGACCGCGGCGAATGCGCGCCTGCCGGACGATATGCATTATCGGTACGTCACCTTCCGAGCGAAGGGCGACGAGATCTGGATCGCGCTCGGGCCCGCTGGGACGGTCAACGTCGACAAGAGCAAGGCGGGGGGTGCCACCTTCGCAGCAGGCACCGACATCGCGAACGGCGTCCCGCTCGCGGACGGCTCGAGCCTGCGCGTTCGGATCGATCCGAAGCTACACGCGCAAGTGAGCTGGCAGGCCAACGCCTCTAGCTCGAAGCTCATCGTCTACGCGTCGTCTCAGGCGAGGTCGCGCTGATGTTCGGTCGCGGACGGAGCTGGATTGCTTGGCGCAAGAAGCTGCAGACGCTTCGAGTGCCTGCCGGAGATCCGTCCGACGACTGCGAGTGCGTGGACCTGAACATCCTCACCGAGAGTGGCGAGCCGCTTCTGTCCGAACAGAGCGAATTCGTGACGACGGAGAGCTGACATGTCGAAGAAGATCACCCAGCTCCCGGCCGCTTCCGACGTCGCAACCAATGACCTGGTCCCGATCGTCGACGTCTCCGCCGGAGCTACGAAGAAAGCGACCGTCGCCCAAATCGCTGCGCTCGTCCCGAGTGCAACGCCTGGCGGCTCCGATGGTGACGTCCAGGTCAAGAACGGCACTGCTCTCGCCGGCAAGACCCTGACGGCAGGCGACGGTGTTCGCGTCACGAGCGACAGCACGCACCTCTACGTCCACGGCGTACGCGGCACGTGCTCGCTCGAGCAGTTCGGCGCGGTCGGCGATGGCGTCACCAGCGACCAGACCGCGATCGCTGCAGCGTTCGCAGCGCTTGCCGCTGGCACCTACAACACGCTCGTCCTCGGCGCCAAGACGTACCTCGGGACGTGGGGCATGTCAGTCCCCGCCGGGTGCGCCATCATCGGCCAGGGGCAGTCGAGCGTCCTGAAGCAGACGGGCGCGGCCGCCGCGGTCCTCCTCATCGGCGCCGTCAACGACATCGTCCTGCGGGACTTCAAGATCTTGGGAGACGGGACGGCGACCTCCGAAGCCTACGGCGTGAAGATGGGCGTGAGCGGAATCGCAAACAGCGGTCCGCAGCGCGTCGCGCTCATCAACATCCACGCCGAGAACTGCTGGAGCGACGGATTCGTCTACTACCGTTCTCCGAAAGTCGACCACCAGGGCCCATGCTTCGTTCGGTGCGTCGCCAAGAACTGCGGGAACTGGGGCTTCCGCGTCGCCGAAGAAGGCGAATACGCGCAGTTCATCGGCTGCCAAGCGACCGGGTGCACGTACGGCATCTATCTCGCGGCCGGCAACAGCGCGATCAACGGCGGCAACTTCTCGAACAACACGTACGGCGTGTACGTCGCGCCGGGCACGAACGCCGGGCATGGCTCCGTCGTCGGCGCGACCATCAATCACAACTCGCAGGCGAACGTCTACATCGGCGCAATCGACAACGGCCACACGTTCGTGTCGTGCGACATGTTCGCGAGCGACATTCGCTCGGTTAGCAGCACGAGCCTCCCGGACTTCACGGGTTGCCGCGTCTCGCCCACCGCCATCGTGTGCACAGACGGCATGATGCGGTTCAACGACTGCGAGTTCGATGCGGACTACGGCATCACCGACCTCGCGACAACCGGCGGCAGCGGCAACGGCTGGGTGGAGCTCGTCAACCCTCGCGGCGTAGACGGGAACCTCCCGGCGTACGTCCGAAACGCCGTCCGAGTGCCTTTCACGTTCGCGGCGGACGCGAACCAGACCCTGACGGCGCAGCAGAGCGTCGCCGAAACGCTCGTCATCGCGGATGGGACGATCACCGCGACACGCCAACTCACGAGCTACTTCGGGCCCGGCGCAGGCAGGAAGATCCGCATCGTCAACAACAACTCGCACGACGTCACCTTCAAGTGGTCGAGCGGCACGGCCGTTACGATCGCGACGGGCGAGTGGGCGCTCATCGGCGGCGACAATACGAACGCCGAGAAGCTCGAGCACGGCGACGCGTCGGGCGGCGGCGGAGGGGGCGAGGCCAACACGTCAAGCAACGTGGGTGGCGGCATCGAGTGGGCAAATGCAAAGAGCGGCGTGGACCTGCCGTTCAAGACGCTCGACGTCGAGCCTCCGCTTGTTCCAAGCGTCTCGTCCGACCTCGTCACGATCACCCTCGGCAACCTGACCTCGTTTGGATCCCCTGGCGACTCGATCCGCGTTGACGGAGCCGGAACCTCCTTCGAATGGTACACGCCCAGCGCCGGCCCATCGGGCACGGACACGCGCGTCGCGTTCTTCGACAGCACGAGCATCGGCGACGACGCTGACTTCACCTGGGACAAGACGAACAACCTCCTGACGGTGACGGGCGGCTATCGGCAAGGCTCGGCACCGGCGACGGCCGGCGCTGGACGCTTCTCCAACAATACATCGCTGCAGTGGCGCAACGCGGCGAATAGCGGGAACCTCGAAGCGCTCACGGTCAACAACTCGGACCAATGCATCATTGGCAATAGCGGCTTCGCAGCTCTCATCATCAAGACGGACAGCGGCGGAACCATATACTTCCGACCGACCGCGAATGATGCGCTCACCATCACAGGTAGCGCGATCAAGTTCAATGCGGCCATCGGTGGAGACTCTGCTTACAGCGCACCAATGAAGGTTCGATCCACGTCGGTCGCCATCGCTACCGGCGCGGTCAATCCGCCTGACGTGGGTTGCCCGATCGTTGTCCTCACCGGCACGACAATTGTCGGCAGCGGGTTCTTGGAGCTTCCGAACACCGCTGACGCCGTTTACTGGGTGTCTAACCAGACCTCCACAACGATCGGCGTCCGCCACGTCGGCAGCTCGTCGACGACGATTAACGTCGGCGCGGGCAAGTCCGGAATGTACTGGCACAACGGCACCGATTACTTGCCACTCGGATGCCCGAACGGTGGCGCGTAACCAACGCCTGCGCAGAGCACAGAGGAATGAGCCATGGATGACGAGCTGAGAAAGGCATTCGCGACTCTGTCGGCGCAGATGAGCACCATCGCGGGCGACGTCTCGGCGAACAACGCGCTCCAAAAGCAGACGGTCAACGAGGTGCGCCAGATCGGCTCGCGCGTCGAGCGGCTCGAGAAGCAGGTGTTCGGCAGTGACCCGCCGCCGCCCGTGTCCCCGTCCTCGCCGGTGCTGACTCGCATCACGCACAGCGAAGGAGAGCTCGCCGAGATGGCTGGGCAGATCATCGCGGTCAAGGCCGACGTCGCCGACCTCAAGGTCACGCAGGAGACGCAGCTCGCGATCCTGAAGCGTCTCGACGCCGTGGCGGCAAACCCGATGGTCCGCCGCGTGGCCTACGCGATCGGAACCGCAGTGCTCGCTTTCCTCGCCGCGAAAGGTTGGTTGGTCAAATGAAGTCCTGTTCTATCGGCCTCGGTCTCGTCGTCCTCGTCGCCTGCGCCAAGCCCCCGACCTCCAAGCAGGTGGGCGCCGTCGCGGAAGCCTCGTGCACGCTGCTCCAGGCATTCGCCGAGAGCCCGGAGGAGGAGGCGATCTGCGCGACCGCTGACGACCTGATCGACCTCGCGATGACGGTCCGCGCTGAGCGGTCGGACGCCGGGCCGGGAAAGCTCGGGCGCAAGTCGGGCCAGTGCAAGATCGTCGGCGACGTGTGCGCCACCGATGTCGAGCTCGCCATCGCGATCAAGGCGCACAAGGCGGCCGTCAAGTGAGGCGCCTGGAGGTCATCCCGGAGAAGCCGGGCCGAGGCCGTCTCGGGCGCCACGTGGAGCACGACCCGCGCTCGCGTGCCTTCGAGGCGACGACGCGGAAGAGCCCCGTGCGAACGCACTTCTGGGAGCGCCATGTGGAGCCGTTCGATCAAAAAGACCTCGGGAGCTGCACCGGCAACGCGATGGCGGGCTGTCTCGCGACGGGCCCGCACTACCAGCCGGGGCGTCTCGTGAATGAGGAACTGGCCGTGCAGATCTACTCGGCTGCCACGCGCCTCGACTACATCGCCGGCCACTACCCGCCCGAGGACACCGGCTCGTCGGGTCTCGCGGTCGCCAAGGCGGCCTCGCGCATGGGCCTGATCCACGCCTATCACCACGCTTTCTCGCTCCAGGGCACGCTCGCGGCACTATCGCTCGTCGGCCCCGTCATCCTCGGGACACCATGGTACGAGGGCTTCGACTCGCCGGTGGGCGACCACGCCGAGCTCCTCATCAGCGGCGAGGTTCGCGGCGGTCACGAGGTCGAGCTTCTTGGTGTCGACGTCGAAGCGAGGGTTGTCCGCGGCGTCAATTCATGGGGCATCGGGTGGGGCGACAAGGGGTACTTCACCATGTCGTTCACCACGCTCGAGCGGATCTTGGGAGAGCGCGGCGACATCGTCGTGCCGCTGCCCTGATGTTCTCCGGCTGGTCGATCGGGCGGGTCCTGTTCGGCCTCGCCGTGTTGTTCGCGCTCGCGGTGTACGCGTTCGTTTTGGTGAGGTGCTGCCAATGATTCCGGGAATCGACGTCTACGAAGGGTACGGGGCCATCGACTGGAACCTCGTCGCGTCGAGCGGCGTCCGTTTCGCCTGGATCCGTTGTCAGGTCGGCAACGATCGCCGAGATGAGGCCTACGTGCGCAACGTCCAGCGGGCTCGCGATGCGGGCATTGTGGTCGGCGCCTACCACTTCGCCTACCCGCTGCCGGACGACTGGCATAAAGCACGGCTCCCGCTCGAGCAAGCCAAGCTGTTCTTCGAGGCATGCGGAGGGCTCGGCTCACAGCCAGGTGAGCTGTCGCCGGCGCTTGACCTCGAGTGGCCGTCGCCGGTCGACTGGATGAAATGGGGCTGCACCGCGCAGCAGATCAGCGACTGGGGCCGGGAGTGCGCCGAAGCAATGGCGCTTCTCTGGGGGCGCCTTCCGGTGATCTACACCTACCCGTGGTGGTGGCAGACCGTGAGCAAGAGCGCTGATGTGTCGTGGGCCGCGCGTTACCCGCTCTGGATGGCGAGCTACACACACTCATGGGCTGGCGTCCCAGAGAATGGTGCGCCTCCTGTTCCACCGCCGTGGACGAACTGGGCGGCTTGGCAGTACAGCGCCGAGGGCTCGCAGATCCGTGTGCCTGGCATCGCTGCGTGCCCCGTTGATCGCGACTGCATCAAGGACGAGGCCACGTTCGAGCGGCTCCAGGGCGCCTACGACGACAACGCGCCGACACTAAAGGAACTGCCGGACGCGCCGGACG